CGGTCGCGGCAACGAGAATCTAATCATACTCAAAGCCTGGTAAACTAAGTAAAGGATGCTGCGCAGTATCCCTACCAAAGTAGATTTCTACATTACCAACGTGTGCAATTACACCTGTGAAAGGTGTAATCGATTCAACAACTACGACTTCAAAGGTTGGCAAAAGTGGTCAGACTATGAACCCGTCTATCAACAATGGTCTGAGTTGGTTGATCTCAAAGCAGCCACTATTATGGGCGGAGAGCCATTGCTCAATCCTACAATCCTGGAGTGGGTCAACGGTATTAATCGTTTGTTTGGTATTGAAGTTCAAATACTAACCAACGGTACTAGGTTCAAAGAAACACGCAATCTTTACCAAGCCATGCTGTACACTAGTACAAAAAATAATTTTCAAAATCATATCGGAGTGAGTTTGCATAACATGGCTGATTGGCCTGGAATGCAACAAGACATAAGGAACTTTTTAAAAGGCTCAATAGAAGAACGGCTCAAAGGTGACAATCCTTGGGGAAGTGATTATTATTTTCGCGATGAAAATGGAGTAATGATCAATGTTTATATGAGCAATAACTTTGGCGCCGCAGCAATAAAAGCTGATGGTCGTACCTTACACGACAGTGATCCAATGCTGGCACATCAAAATTGTGCGTTTGCCCAATACAAGAGTTACCATTTTATTCGTGGTAAGTTTTATAAATGCGGTCCTTCAGCATTGTTACCTGAGTACGACAGTCAATTTCATTTAGATATCAGCGAACAGGATAGAATATTGTTAAACAGTTATCAGCCACTGTCAGTGGACAACTATGCCGAGTACAACGAAGAATTTTTTGCAAACTTAGACAATCCAATACCTCAATGTAAATTTTGTCCCACCGAGTACAACGGTAAGATAATCTATCCTATTAGAAAAGGATCGTGATGTTTGAAGATTCTTTTTATCAAATAGATCTAGGAGAAGCGTTTACCAAGAGTGCTTGTATGACACACGAACGTGCCATGTTTGATTTCTTCTCAAGTATGTTGACCAATTTTGGCTATGTAAAAACTCATAATTTTAGGATTTGGCAACGTGGCGAACACAAGGTTGTAGTTTGTTTTGCTGATGATTTTGGAGTATGCCGACGCAGTTGGTCTCTACCACCAGATCAGTGGTTTGATAATGCCACAACAATTATTACCGACAATCATGTAAACTTCTCCGCGCAGTATGTTGTAAAACAAATGCCAGCAAGTTATTTTGGTGTGTTTGGTTATACACCCAGCAATCAAGAATGGAATCCTTTAAAAAGATTTAACTTTTCGGTCAATCGATTGGATGATCAACGCCTGTTAATTTTATTAGAGTTACTTGCACAAACTGGCCATACCGTTGATCTAGATCTGATAAATTTTAATTGCTGGGATCCAGCTGGCAACAACAGTTGTTTGGACGATGTAAAAAATAATTTTGATCGGGCCTGGCATCGCTTGGCCCTGGTGCAATCAAAATATCAATCAACTATAGGTGAATTAAGAAATATCATTCCTATTAGAAATCATAATTTAACTATAGAACAGGCACACGTTGGCGCATGGGTAAACGTGGTGATTGAAACTTATGCCGGGGATCACACCATTGCATTTAGTGAGAAGATTTTTAGAGCCTTGGTTACTCCTGCACCTTGGACTGTTTACAGTGCTAGATATGCTGTAGATTACTTGATTAGATTAGGGTTTGATGTGATGGCGGATTTAGTGGATCACAGTTACAACACAATATCACAAGATGACTCTCCGCACGGTATTGTTAAAATTGAATCATTCATAGCCAGCAACTTAGAATTATATTCCAAATTACAAAACAGTGACTTTACACAGATACAAGCTCGCTGTCAGCAAGCAGCCACACACAATCAACGCCTATTACAAGATCTACGACAGCGTTGGCCTGCAGATTTTGCTGGTTGGTTGCCAGATGCTGTGTTAGAGTTAAACCCAACTAAATAACAAGACTGGAGTTTTTCTTACTATGGCTGAAGCAGAATCTACACTACAAACCTTAAAACAAAATCTTATTGAATATGTTCGCCTACAGCTAGGCGATCAAATTATTGATCTTGAATTAGATGCAGAACACTACGAATCTGCTTATCGTGCAGCCATTCAGACATATCGTCAACGTGCTCAAAACGCTTATGAAGAATCATATATCTTTATGGAGTCGGTTACCAATGTAAACATTTATACCCTGCCACAAGAAATTGTGTCAGTACGTCAAATTTTTCGTCGCACCTTTGGCGACAGCACTGGCCCGTTTGCCAGCAATTTTGACCCATTCAGTCAAGCCAGTATGAACGTGTACCTGATGAATTTTAACGTGGCCGGCGGCCTAGCCACTTACGACTTTTACAGCCAATATGTTGAACTGGCTGGACGTATGTTTGGCGCTTACATGAACTATACATTCAATCCTGTAACTAAAAAATTGCAACTAATACGTGATCCAAAAGGCACAGGCGAAAATGTGTTACTTTGGACTTACAACCTAAAACCAGAAGTTAATTTACTATCAGATTTCCAGATTGGTAAATGGATTCGAGATTACATGTACTTTAATGCCAAGCATATCATTGGCGAAGCACGTGAAAAGTTTGGCACAATAGCCGGCCCACAAGGCGGCGGCAGCCTAAACGGCACAGCCATGAAAGCCGAAGCAGTTGCTGGTATGGCTGCTTGCATTGAAGAACTTAGAAACTATGTAGACGGAAGTCAGCCAATTACCTTTGTAATCGGTTAACACGCTGTAGCTTTTTCCTTTTTCTTGTGCTATACTTGTAGCATGAGCTCATTAATGATAGATATCGAAGGTTTAGGCACCGGTCCTGATGCGACCATTTTAACCATTGCGGCCCAGAGCTTTGATCCGTTTAGCACCGGCTACTACCCACGCCAATACTATGCCCGCATCACTCTTGAAAGCCAAGAAAACCGCTCCATACAACAAGACACTATAGACTGGTGGGCCACACAGCCCGAAGCACAAGCTGAGGCATTCATGGAAGAAGGCCGCATACCACTTGATCAGGCCTTGGACAGTTTATACAAACTGGCCTGGCAACACAAATTTATTTGGGCCAACGGCCCGACCTACGATATGAATATTCTTGAGCATGCTTACAAGAGCTATGGCAAAAGTTTGCCTTGGCAGTTTTATAATGTGCGTGATGCTAGAACGGTATATAGTTTGTGGCCTGAGCTACCTAAGCCAGCTACTAGTCACCATGCACTTGAAGATTGCCGTCGACAGATTGACATGCTTCAAGCGACATTAAAACAACTTAACGTGAAAGAAATTAAATGATCATTGGAATTTGTGGCTTGATTGGAGCAGGCAAAGATACTGTTGCTGATTACCTTGTAAACATACACCAATTCCGAAGAGAGTCATTTGCTAACAGTTTAAAAGATGCCGTGGCGGCAGTTTTTAATTGGGAACGAGAACTGCTTGAAGGACGCACCAAACAAAGCCGCGAGTGGCGCGAACAGCCAGATCCATGGTGGTCAACCCGTTTAGGACAGCCAATTACACCACGCTGGGTGCTACAGTATTGGGGCACAGAAGTGTGCAGAAAAGCGTTTCACGACGACATTTGGATTGCCAGTTTAGAAAATAAAATTCGTAATAGTCGGGACGATATTGTTATTAGTGATTGCCGTTTTCCTAACGAAATTAAGGCAATTAAGGATGCCGGCGGCATTGTTATTAGAGTTGTACGCGGCCCAGAACCTGTGTGGTTTGAGCTGGCTCAAACTGTAAATCAAGGGCATAAAAATAATATTGAGTGGCGCATGAGCAAAAACAAGCTCGACTCATACAAAGTTCACGCCAGCGAAACTGCCTGGATTGGCACCAACTTTGATACTGTTATTGACAACAACGAAGAAGGGTTTAATGCCCTATACCAGCAGGTTAACGATCTTCTTCTAAATCTCCAGCCCGCCAAGGAAGATCAGCACGTTTGACTTCTTCTACACAGTTCAGGCAAATAGTTTTTAAATTGCGTAGGCCTGTGTTGTTAAGATCACCATCCACGTGATACACTATTAGTTGTGTTGCAAACTTACTTCGAAACCCGCATCTATCACATGTGGGTTTTTTCTTGTATCCTGCAGGCTTCCATCTCGGCTCTGGCACTTTGATTCGACGATTTCTTTTGATACAATATTCACACCGACTACGATAGTGTGTGACATCGCCCTTGTGATAGTTTACGGCACAAAAACGCTGGTTACAAGCAGGACATATGGGTCTTTCCATGCAGATACTTATGAAAAACCTTTGCCAAAGGGAAGCAATCTGGCGTTCTTTTTGTCATTACCGCTAAATATTCATACTAGATAAAAAAGGATTTAACCATGGCATTAGTATCCCCAGGCGTAGAAGTCACAATCATTGACCAAAGTCAATATATTCCAGCCGCTAC